TAGTAATCAAAGCGAGCAGTACATCGGCGCTTTTGAAGGTGCTGCGGGAGCTACATTGGCGGTTATCGCACCAGGAGACAGCGCCGAAATTCTGACTCAGGATGATGTGACTATCACGATGAGACTTTTGAAAACGCCCGACGCAAAAGTGGAACTGGAGAAGTTGGCCGGTCGCGTCGAATCTGGAGATCATCATGCCGCTTAGTTCAGGCACTTCAAAGAAAGCTCGTCAGAAAAATATCGAGACAGAGCTACATGCACATCCAAAAATGGACCCGAAACAGGCGGTCGCCATCGGTTATGCCAAACAAAGATCGAATGTCGCGAAGAAAGCGCACCGCAAAGACGGCGTTCGCGATGACGCTATGGTTCGGCACCTTATTGCTGATCTGCGTGATTCTATCAATACTCTTACGAGTGCGATGGGAGTAGAGAAGTCACATGATGGCGGACCAGGCAGCGGGCCACATAAGGGTGAGCGCGTCGGAGTTAAGAAGCAGGCGACCGCACCGCAACAGGCCGTAGCAGTTACGCCTCAAGCTTCGACAAAAGCAGCGACTCCCGCTCCTGTGGCTAGTGCTGCTAGTTCGGTTCGCAGAGCGGCACGCGGCTTTTTGTAATAAAAATCTACCTTGCTTAGACATAGGAAGTCTATACTTACGGGAAGTCCATTAACATCTGCTATCTACCTGCCAAATGCCATTACAAGCGTCAACCGCCAGAAAAGTAGATGATAATGGGTTTATGCTCATTAAAGCATGCCCGTTGTCATCATATGGCATTTTTGACTACGGCGCTGGGCAGCTAGATATGCCTGGAGACCCTAACAGAATCGTGAAAGTCTTTCGGCCTGAATCTGCCGTCAGTGATCCGGAAGCGATTGAGAGCTTTAAGAATGTACCATTCATTATAGAGCACGAAATGCTTTCCGGTTTCGAGCACGATAATACGGCAGAGGCACCAGAAGAAAAAGGATTGGACGGAGTATTGACCGGAAATGTTTATTACGATGCGCCATGGATGCGCGGAGACATTAAGATTTTCAGCCGTAAGGCGCAGATGGCACTAAAAAAGAAAATGAAGGACTTGTCGCTGGGATATTCATGCGACTTTGAAATCAAACCTGGCGTTTGGAATGGTCAGCCATATGAAGCTATCCAGACCAACATGCGCGGCAATCATATAGCTTTAGTCAAAGAAGGTAGAGTTCCAGGTGCCAGAGTGCTAGATGGTCTCGTCTTTGATCATCTGTGTTTTGACGTTATACCATCAGGTGGAGCGAACATGAAACCGAAAGTCAGAAGTAAAAAGGCGATGGATAATGCCGTCGAGCAACTCAAGGCACTTATTCCTGCGCTGGAGCAGTATCTGAACGAGGAATCGACTGAACCGGCTCACGGTGGCGGAGGCGGCGCTGCCGCTCCTGCCGCGCCGCCGGCTGGCGATGACGATGACGATCAGCCAGTACCTGCCGCGGCGCCTGTCCCGCCTACTGCCGCTCCGCCGATGGATGATGACGATGCGCCGCCGCCAGAAGGTGGTGCGGAAGGTGGAGGCGCAGCAGCGTCGCCGGATGACCTTTCTGCTCTAGTTCATCAGGTCGAAAGCGTTTTGGCCAAACTCAAGTCCGCTATCGAAAGCTGCGGCCCTGCCGAGGGAGGTGGCGAAGGAATGGGTGACGATGACGACACTCATGACGATGACGACACTCATGACGATGACGACACTCATGACGATGACGACGTCCACGACGATGACGACGACGTTCGTGATGGTGCCGTCCCGCCGCAGTTTGCGAAAGACGACGATGACGACACGCATGACGATGACGATACGGAGGACGAAGTGGAAGGTCTACAAGGAACATCTCAGGACGATGAAGGCGTCCGTGGTATTGGCGGCGGGCAAGGTAAAGCGCCTCCAGGACCGTCAGCAGGGAAACACGCTATGGCTGGTGACGCTGCGTTCAAGAGCTTCTATGCCGATCTGGCGGCCAAGGAACAGGTCTACGGACGGCTCAGCCGGGTGGTCGGCGCGTTCGATCACAAGTCGATGACCGCGAGCGACGTTTCCAGCTATGGCGTGAAAAAACTCGGCATCCGTTGCGCAAAAGGGCAAGAATCAATCGCCCTGGATGCTTATCTCAACGGTGTCGAATCGGCAGCCAAGACCACGAAACAACGGGTCAAGAAGCACGCCGCCGATAGCGCAGCGGCCACAGAGGAATTGGACGCCTACCTCGCAGGGAGCAAGTAATCATGACTTTCCAGACGTTAGTTAATCGCAATTACACTACGGGCTATCCCGGTGAAATTGTGCGCGATGGTCCGGTGCGGGCAAAGCCGGGCCGGATTGCTTCTGCGTCCATCGGGACTGATCCGGCCGCTTCGACCAACCGTATCAGTCGCGCGTTCGGTTGGACCGCTGACACCGCTATGGCCCCAGGCCAGACTACGCTCGCGGGTATGTCGCCGCAGGTTTCAGTCGGCGCGACGCCGTTCTACGGCATCCTCGGTCAGCCTAAGCACTACGCCCTCCAAGGCACCACCTCGGGCGGCACTCTCTCGCCGTCGCTGGATCTGCCGATGGGGTACGAAGGCGAATTCTTCGACATGGTGATCATGATCGCTGAGTTGTTCAACGAGACGACTGCGGCGAAGACCATGAACTATGGCGATGGCGTCGCCTACGTCCCGGCCACGATCACTCCGGCGAATAACCCGGAGGCTCTGCCGTATGGCGCTTTGGTCAGCTTCCCGGCTGGCGGTGCTCCTGCGACTGGGTTGATCATCATCCCGAATGCTCGGGTCATCAACCCCGAATCGCTCGGCGCTTCGGCATTGGGTGCGCTTGTTTCTGCGTACACCATCATTCAACTCACCGAATAAAGGGGCGCTAAAATGAAACGGGCAGAGGTATCAAAGATCCACTCGGCGATTGCTGCGCGGAATGTTCGACCGTTTGTGATGAAGCGCCTGACCGATCAAGCGGTCATGTCGCTTGCTCGTATCGGTCTCGTGTTCGACCACTCGGTAGTGGAAGAGCAGATTTATCACCTTCAACGGGCTGGAGCTTTCCGGCGCGGTTCCGCAAACGATGCCGCGTTTACGGCACCGGCCACCGTTCCGTCAATTCCGACTCCGATTCAGTTTCTACAGACATGGCTTCCGGGTTTTGTGAAGGTCATGACGTCTGCGAGAAAGATCGATGAGGCGATCGGCATCAAGACGGTTGGTTCGTGGGAAGATCAAGAAATCGTCCAAGGTATCGTTGAACCGGCTGCGACTGTGGCTGAGTACGGCGACTTCACCAATATCCCGCTCGCCAGCTGGAACACGAACTTCGAACGCCGCACCATCGTTCGGGGTGAAATGGGTATGGCTGTCGGCCTGTTGGAAGAAGGCCGTTCGGCAGCGATGCGCTTGAATTCGGCGGAAACGAAGCGTCAAGGCGCAGCGGTGTCGCTGGAAATCTTCCGCAACGCCATCGGATGGTACGGATGGAATAACGGGACGAATCGTACATTCGGTTTCCTGAATGATCCGAATCTGCCCGCGTATATCACGACCACGGTCACCGGCGGTTGGAACAGCGCGGCGGGCACCTTCCAAGGGATCACCGGCGATATTCGGGCGGCAATCGTCCAACTCCGTACTCAATCGCAAGATCAGATCGACCCAGAAAAGACCGACATGACCTTGCTGTTGCCGACAGACAGAGTCGATTTTCTGTCTGTGACGACGGATTACGGTATTTCGGTGCGCGACTGGATTACGCAGACGTACAAGCGCATTCGTATCGAATCTGCGCCGGAATTGGGTTTGGCTAACTCAACCCAAAACGTTTTCTACCTGTTCGCAGACGACATCGATTCGTCAGTCGATGGATCGAGCGATGGTGGCGAAACGTTCATTCAATTGGTCCAAACGAAGTTCATGACTCTCGGCGTCGAGAAACGCGCTAAGTCATACGTGGAAGACTACGCGAACGCCAGCGCAGGAACGATGTGTAAGCGTCCGTGGGCGGTCGTTCGGGTCACCGGCATCTAATAGTCGCGGCGGCGAATCTGCCGCTTCGACAACTCACCAGGAACCATCATGACAGTCTATGTCGTTAGCACCCAAACTGATTCGGTCAAGTATTGCCGCTATAACTACATCGGCGATGATATGGCCAAAGGTGGCAAACTTCCCATTCTTCAGGATTACGTCCTGATCCGAGGCGGCGCAGGCCTGCCGAGCATCAAGACCGGGTTCGGGAACATGACCCAGGATGAAGAAGGGATTCCGATGTGGACTGCCGACGGAGTGGTAACTCCTTTGTCGGACGAGCAGTATGACATCGTCAAGGAGCACTGGCTTTTCCAGAAGCATGAGAAAGAAGGGCTGGTCAAAGTTCTCAAGAAGGACATTCTGGGTAATCACAGAGCGGTTCAGGATGTCGTTTCTAGTGATATGAAGAGGCACGATGTTCATGCGCAGCTGAACCCGGAAACGTTCAAGCAGAAAATCAAAGTAACGACGAAGCTGATGGAACAAACCCCTGACGGGGAATTTCGGATTTAGCAGCCATGTTAGACACCTTGAAACTCGTTCAGCGTTTGATTAGCCATGGTATGGATCCTCAACAAGCAGGGGACATTGCTGAAGAATTAGACAAAAGTTTCAAGGAGTCTTTCGTGACTAAAGATGATTTAAAAATTTCATTGTCAGAGTTGGAGAACAAGCTGATCATATGGCAATTCGGTACTTCATTCGGTTTGTTCTGCGCGATGGCCGGATTCTTTTACATACTGAAATAAATCATGGCCGCCGCCTACGATGATACTCTATTCAGAACTCAATTTCCTGAGTTCGCGGATACGACTCAATATCCAGAAGCGTTACTGTCTGGATATTGGGACATGGCTACAAATTTTATCAGCACTAATGACTGCCCATATTACATGCTGAATGGTAATTCGTTGGCGCTCGCGCTGAACTATATGACCGCTCAGTTGCTTACGCTAGGTCAGCAAGCGCTAGCAAACGCCACTCCTGGATCGGATCAGGGCGGTTTTATCGTTAGCGCAAAGATCGGAGAAATCATTATCGCAAAATTGCCGCCGCCTGCTGCGAATATGTGGCAATGGTGGCTAGGTCAGACTCCATACGGACAGGCACTTCTCGCCATGCTTCAGCTTCTTAGCGTCGGCGGACTCAGTATCGGCGGATTGGCAGAACGTCAATCCTTCAGAAAAGCAGGCGGATTCTTCTGGTGATGTAAATGACTGTCCCAGGATCAAACCTATTAGCGCAGGCGTTGAGGGCCATTAAGCCGGTTCAGATTCAATATTTGAAATTTCAAAGTCGTTCGCCTAATGCTTCGAAGCAATGGATTCCTGTGTTTGCTGATCCAGTTCCTATTTGGGCATCGGTACAGGCCGTTCCTCGTAGCACTTATGCGCAGTACGGGCTTGACTTTCAAAGAGACTATATCAAAATTTTCGCTCAAGAGGATGTGGTCGATTTGGATCGAGATTCGAGCGGCGATAGATTCATTTACAATGATGATTTGTTTCAGCTGGAAAGTGAAAATCGCTGGTTCTTACAAGATGGATGGGCATCATGTTTAGCGGTTAAAGTTACAAATGATGTAGTAACTCCGACGAACAAAAAATCAAAATCATGACTGATAACCAACTTATACAGTTCATGGCCGCACAACTCGACGCCGCCAGCGAGGCATCGGGGTGGAACTATCCTGTGTTACAGAAAAATAATCCGACGTTGGAAGGCATTCCTGCCGCGCCTGCTATATTCTTTGAAAAGTTATTTGATCACGCTTATGGTTGGCCTATTGATTCTTTCACTTACAATGCGCCTCCAGTAGATAACTTTTCAGATAATTCAATGCAGCTGTATGAGACGACATTTCAGATCAGCGCCCTTGTTATTCAAGATCCAGAAGACTTGACTTTGCCGACCGCTAGTGATGTTGCCAACTATATCAAGATGTGGTTAACTCATCCTGTTACTTTACAAACATTTAGGAGCCAAAATGTAGGATTATTGCGAGTTACTCAAATCAGAAATCCTTATTTCGAGGATGACAGGCACAGGTTTGAAGCGCACCCAAATTTCGATTTGGTGTTGACGCATGATAATACGCTGACATTGACCGTCCCTGCGGCCAATCGCGCTGTTCCAGCGCCTTCAAACGATCCGACCATTCCTGGTACGGGAGTGTTCCCGGTTCCCGATGCGGCGGGTCAAACCGTTCCTTAATTTAATGGAGACTCAACATGGTCACTCCCCACAAGCCTGAACATCACGTTCCGGTGCCCGAAGCCCGCGAACA